TAGTCCATGCTTTAACTATATTAGTAACATTAACATTAATATCGAAATCATCGAAGTAACTAAATGTTTGAGACGCAGTCACCGTAGGTACTATAGCTGGGTTAGATGAACCAGTAAACCAAGTACCTCCACCACTAGACGCACTATAAGACGCAGTGACATATGGATTAAATGAAGATGTAGCCCAAGCTGTTGTATTAGCTGCTCCTCTATAAATCCAACTTACACCATTTGTATACTCTGGGGAGTAAGAAAATTTACCTGTTCCCATTTCCCATGATTGAGAAATAGGATAAAATTCTAAAGTAGTATCAATGTTTAATCCATCTCCATAAGCTAAATAAGCATTAAATGAAGCACTCCAAGATAAATTACCTACTTTATTAGTTAAAATATCTGAAATTTCAGTTTGAGAAAATTGTACTAAAAATCTATTAGCTTGAGTGTTACCACTATCTTGAGCATCCTCAATACTTACATCTAATATTTCATCTAACCCTGTATTTTTGTTAGGGTATCTAGAGTATATAGTTGCATCTTTAGTAGGGAATAATTTGTATATAGCCATATATTAATAAATATAAATTATTAAAAAGATACAACTCTACCTTTAATATCAGTGTTAGGATATCTAACCTCAAAAATCATAGGATCTAGACTTGGATAAATAATATTATTTTGAGTTGCTCCTGCTAAATCATATGAATATGGAGAGTAACCTAAAATAGCTCCAAATTTATTAGTTATAGAAATATTTTTTACAGTTTGGACTCCAGTTATTTTATCTAAAAGAATAAATAAATCTTTAGTCACAATAGGTTCATTTATTAACCATTTATCTATATTAAAATAATCCTGTAAAGCTGTTATACAGTCTGTTACAACTAAATTATTATTATATTGAGGTAAAACTATAATTTCAAAATCTATACCTATGTTTATATAAAAAGCATCTTTAATTTTAATAGAATCATTAATGGATCTATTTTGTGATAGATATGTTGATATATTTTGCTTTAAAGCTGTTGAAGAATTTATTAATTTTTTATCAGCGTCAAAGGACAAAACATATAGGTTTAAAACTGAAGGAGTTTCTCCAGGTAATAAATTAGATACCTTTTCAGGTTCTATATAAGCTTTAGCAATAGTACCATACTCTGATGGTAAAGATAATGTTCTAATTAAGTAATCATCTTGAGTAATAGCTCTTTGTTGTGTTGTAAATGTTGATAGAGCATTTAATCTAATTTGTTCTATAGTATCTCCTCCACCTCCTCCACTAGCAGCATTTAAATTATTTGTTGTAAAAGAATCAAATATATATTGGGCTACATTTGAGTTTAATCCTGTATTAGTAAATTTAACTTTTTCTGATTTATTAGGGCTAGTTAATGTGTTTGATGGAATGTTAGCTTGTAAACCACCTCCGGTTAAATATCTAACAGTTAATGTAGTATTAGAGGGTGCTATACCATAAGTATCAGTATATAAGAAATTTGCTGGAGCAAATGCTGTGTTTAATTTTGATTTTTTATAAGGTAATCCTAAACCAACATTATCTGGGTTAGGTATAATTTCTTCATCAACATTTTGAGTATTAGTACCTGCTCCAAATTGGAGTTGTAAAGTAGTATTATCTATAAATCTAGATATGAATCTTCTAGGTACTTTTTTAAGTTGAAGTAGATATGGAGTATTACTACCATCTGATGAAAAATTAGGATTATTTACATTAGTATTTTTAATAGTATCATAAATAGTTTCTTGGGCTAAGTAAGGTACTTCATACCAAGTATTTCCATCACTATCAACTATATCTAAAATACCAATTATATTATTAGCATTTATTTCTACAGTAGGATATCTTTGAACTGTACCAAAACTAAATGTAGTGGTATTAATTGTAGCAGAAATTGCTTTTCTAGTTTTAGCTAGTAAAAAATAATTAATATTTCCTAAACCATCAGTCTCATATATAGATACAGTAGTGGGGTCTGATGAACTTGAAAAAGAGAAATCAGTTGGGTCTTGAATAAGAAATGATGTGGGGTTGGTTCCAGTTGAAGATATTTCTAAATTTTCTGAAGCATATAAAGCATAATTGTAATCTGGGGATGTCCCAACAGCAGGAACCAACTGGTATAAAGTAACATCAGTTGTAGCTACTCCTGTAGCTTTGGGTTTATAACCCATCATATAAGCTAAAGCATAAACATTATCTTGTTGTCTAGCAAATTGAAGAAAATTTTCTTGAACTTGATTGTCTAAATAAAAAGATAATACATCTCCAACATACGCGGACATTTCCAGAAACATTGATCCTGGAGATGAAGGAGAAAAATCAGTATTAGTAGTTGGAAAATATGTTTTAGCAAACTCTAATAATGATGTTTTAAAATCTGTAAAATTTTTATTTAGATATTTTATATCTCTTGATTGGTCCATAATTATATTTCTATATTAATCTCATTATTACTTTGATCATTCATAAATGAATAATTTATATTTATTGAAACCTGATTGTTATCATATGACGGAGTAATATTCACTGAATTTACTTTAATCATTGGGAATACTGCTGTTAAATCGTTTTTTATATTGATTTGTAAATCAGTTATGCTGAGGTTTGTGAATGAACCTAAATTATTATTAAAGGTGTAAGATTCATTAGTTATGTTTGAAAATATATACCTTCTTAAATTTGATCCAAATTGAGTATTAAAATATCTTTCCCCCTGATTAGTTAATAAAAAATTAATAATATTAGATTTAATTTGATCTCGGGTTGTAAAGTTAGCATTAAAAACAGCATCTGAGCCGTACAATGAACTTGATGGAGCTAAGCCTTGAAAAGGGACTTGAACTCCAACAACAGTAGTGTAAACTGTTGAACTTGTAGTAAAATTTTCTTGGTATTGTGATACTCTATACGCCATTATTTATTCATTATCCCCATAATTTGATCTAAACTTACTTCACCACCTGGTAAACTTGATCCTTCACCAGCTGTATTAACAGGAGGAGGCGTATAAGTAGGTTGAGCATGTGATGAGTTAGCAGATATAACTGCGTCAAATTCACCTCCAATCATACTTCTTAAATTACGTTTAAGATCATGAGGTACAGTAGAAGTAGCCATTACTGGTTGTGGATTATATGCTGGTGTTCCAGTATATGTTTCCTGTACTACTGTTTTAGGTGATTTAACTGCTTCAAGTAAGATGTCTTTTAATTCTTCTTGGATTGCTTCACGTACTGCTTCTTTAATTAATTTTTTTAGTCCGTCGATTTTCATATAATTATAAATATTTGATTATTCAGCTGTTAAATTAGGATTTGAATCTATTATGAATTTTAAATTATCTATTAATACTTGAGGATCTGATGCAAATGAGGGTTCTGTTTTTAAAACAGGTACTCCTTGTGGTGTGACAGCTTGAGCATATCGTTGAATAGCTTTACTTGTATTTTTCTCATTTATCACTACTTCAAGTTTAAATCCTTTATATGTGTTATTATTATTTTGAGTGTTTTGTGTTGTTTGAATTGTTGAATTTGATAGAGCATTAATATCATCATTTATAGCTTCAAGATTCATATTTGTTGTTTGGGCACAATGTTGTAATAATTTATCTAAAGCTTCTAATAACCCTAAAATTATTCCTAATAATATACCAAATGAAGCTAAAGCTATAGTCACAACATTCAATATTTTATCAGTAGTTTTAATTTGTTCTTGTATTTCTCTTAAAGCATCACTTAAGGTATTCTGTAAACCAACTGTTGTTGGTGGTAATCCTAAAGGTGGTATTCCTGTAGCTGGGTAAGGAACTGCTTTAGCTGTAGCTACAGCTGTTTGTAATATAGGGAGTAAAACATTAATGCTAGCTACAGTTAAGGTAGTTACTTTAACAACACTATAAATATTATTAATTTGTTTTACTAATTTGCTTCTTTGTGAAATTAATTTATTTATTTTATTTTGAGAAGGACAATCAACTAAATCTAACATTTGATCTACTGGTAGCTTATTCAATACAACCGCTTGGATAGCTTCTCCACCAAAGGATGATAATAATGCTAAAACAAATGGGATTAATTTTTGTTGAATGCTTACTCTATTTTGATTAATTAAATTTGTTAATCTTACTTTAGGTGGTAATGATGAATTTAAATTAGCTTTTATAACACCTGTATTTCCTTTTGCTATATCAGAGTTAACTTTACTAGTAGCTAAAGCTGTTTGATCTGGGGCTTGCTCTAGAGTAATGTTAGGTAACTCAAAAGCAGCATTATTTATAGCATTTGGATCAATAGTATTATCAGCCATTTTTAATTATTTATTAATAAATATGTAAGGTTCATGGGATTCTGTTTGGCTTTGGGGGAGAGTGATGTTATATTTAGATATAAATAAAATAATTATGAAAACAATGAAAAAGTTAATTATGTTTGGTTTGGTTGCTTTGGCAATTCAATCATGTGGTGTTTTGAAAAAAACAAAGGAAAAAACAGTTGAACATGATTGTGGAGCAGAAGCACTATATTCGTATTGGGATACAATTGATGTTGAGTTTATTGGTTTTGATTCATCATTATTTAAAGGTCGAGTATACCGTGAAGTAGCATTTGAAAATGCAGTTTATCGGTCATGTGTAGTTAGACATATTAATATTCAAAATATTGAAACAGGTAAAATTCATAGATTGGAATTAGGAGAGGATGCTTGGTTTAAAAATGGAAAAGCACTTAAAGTTGAGGACTATCCATATGATAAAACAAAATATCGTTTTGTAGGATATTAATTATCCCTCAGTGTCTCCTTCATTTGATGATTCAGCTTCTTTTAATAAATCAGGATTAAAGGTTATTGCTTTTTTAGGGTCTGTTTCACATAAATTATAATCTAATAACCAGGTTGGTTCACTACTTGGGAACCTTGGAGTAACACCATTATATATGTCTGTGGCTACTGAGACTGTAAATAATCTTTTATTTTTTTTATCTTCTTCAACTTTAATTAATTTAAAAGATCCAGCTCCTTTATGGCATCCATAACCCCAATTTTCAGGAGACTCCCAATTTGTTGGATTATAACATGTTATTCCAAACCTAATAATCTTTTCATTGTCTGGTTTGCCAGCTGTTAGTCTCTTTAAAGTATTTGAATCAAGAAAAAAGGTATTATATCTTTGACTTGTTACTATTGGTGGTTCAATATATTCTCTTGCAGATGGAAGAAAGGTATCTCCTCTTTCAAGAGCTACTAATGATGGTAATTTTTTTGATAACCCATAATTTTTTCTATTTATTCTAGTGACTAAGTTATCATATTTTTTTAAATCTTTATTATATTTTTCTTCCTGTCTATTATTATATTTTTTAGGTGCTGAACCAGGATCATTGGGGTTACCTGCATCAATATCAATATTATTATTTAAACTAGCATAATCTTTTCCATCATTTCTATATAACAATTCATCATTAGCATATAATTGATATAATGCTGAATTACAATTATGTCCTCCTTTTCCACCCAAATCTTGTGTTAGATACATCACAAATAAAAACAGATTAGCAGCCGCACAATCTTTTTGAGTGTTTATTAAAGTAACATCAACAGCAACATATTGATCTTTCTTATATTTACTCAAGTCAGCTGAGTTAGATACTCCTTCTTGTTGTTTTAATAAATCATTTTCGGCCTGTACTTGTGGGTTGCCTCTTTCCCAAAGTTTGTCACCTACTCTTGTAATATCATCTTCAGTGTAGTTAAAAATAGGTCTATAATTTTCTTTATTTTGAATACCAGTATCATTATTTATCTTTTTATTAATTTCTTCTTCAATATATTTTTTTAAAGATTCTCCTCTAGCTTTAGCTAAAGATCCAGGTTCCCTAAAGTCTTTACCTGTATTTTCTCTATCAGCGTTAGGTACTTGAGATTCAGAAGATCTTATTTTTATTTGGACATTTTGTGGGGTAGTTGATTTAATAAACTGAAATAAATCTTCTAATTCATGATCTAACACATCTTTATCTTCTCCTGATAATGATTCAACTTTCCATTTACCTGATCCAAAAAGACTTTGGAGTTTTAAAGAACCACCTGTTTTAGGATCAATAAGCTCTTCAAAAAACTCTGTTGGTTCTGGATTAGTTACTTGTTTTGATTTATAACCTGATTTTGAAAATAGTATTGTTACATCTTTTGGGTTAACATCTTCTTTTAAAGAGATACTCCAATTTCCATCATTATCTGTTGTTGTAGATTCATTTATTGAAGAACTTCCACTAACAGTAAGTTTAACTTTAGCATTTGGAGCTGGGGTTTTATCAGAGTAAGTTAATGTTCCTGTGAATTTGTTCATTAGTTATTTAGTTTTAACAGTTTTTGATAATAAACTTTTTTTATTGACTAGATTTAAAATATCATCACTTAATGTTTTAGCGTCACAAGCTATAGCATTTAATGATCCAATTGGGGCCCCATTAGAGTCAATAGCTCCTTGAAATGCTGAATCTAATGTTCCTAAAAATACAGCTATACTAGCTAGCATTTCATTTAGATTTTCACCTAAAACTAGTGGTTGTAAATCAGCTCCAGTACCTTCTTCTGAGCCTTCAGATGAACCTAAATATACTTTATCAGCTGATAATGTTACTTGTTTAGCATCTACTCCTAAAGTTTCTCTACAAGTTAATTGAATTTGTTTATTAGATGATAATATAAGTGAATCTGTTTTAGCATTAAGAATTATTCTGCCTGAGTTTAATATAATTTGGTTCCCAATATATTGAGTTGGATTAATTGGGGCTGTAGATTTAGCAAAAGCAAATTTATTAACACTAGAAATTGTTAAAGGTAATTTTTGAGTAGATGTTAAATAAATTGATGAATCATCATTATTTATATCTTCTAATATAGATACCCAAGGTTCTTTTAATGAAAGACCTTGTCCATTTCTAATTATAAAAATAGGATCTCCATTTTTACCTACAGACGACCAATTATTTTTAATATATGAATCATTAACTGTTGAACCTAACCTAATTGAATTACCCCATCTACCTTCATATATTATATCACCTTCATATGGTAGTAATGGAGACACATTTGGATTTTCCTTAAATGTTTTACCTAAATCAACATCAGTACTATTATCTGTAACTCTACGAAAGTTTCCAGTTTCAGTATTCTGATAATCATTTGTAACACTTTGATTAGTAAATTGTTCAGCTGTTGGAATACCATTATGATGTGTACTATTCCATATATTAATTGGTGGTAAATAATATGGAATTGTTTGAAGTGGATTCTCTAATAACTCATTACTAGGCAAATTTAGTAAGTAAATTATCTCATTTTTTAATGGATAATTTTTTATATTAGCATATAGTGGATAAGCTATAGCCGCTGCATTAATATTTGAATTTGATGAGGCTATATAATTAGGAGGAAACTGATTTGTTAAATCTGTTGAATAAAATATTAATCCAATACTATTCCATTCACCATAATCTTTGAATTTGGGGTGATTATCATCTAAAATAATATCTAATACTCTAGCTGGGAGTACTGTACGTCTTGAAGCATTTGCAGTGTATGATGGATCACTATTAGATCTTGCAAATCCGGCTTCTCCAAATCTAATATCAGGCATGTTATTCTCCTTTAAATTTATCTAACTCAGCTAACAATTGTGCTTTTTCTTCTTCAGAAATACCAAATCCACCATCACCATTAGATGAGGCATTATTAACCATACGTTGAACAATAGTAACCATTTTAATTAATTGTTCATCATTTTTAACACTTATTTCTAAGTATTCTTTAATTAAAGGAA